ACTTGAAATTGAAATCCTCACTGGTGCCCTTGGTACAATCACGACTGTCCTCTTTAGCGGATGGCGCGCACTTTCACGTATTCGTGCACAGAGAGAGGCAGAGATGAAGAAGGTAGTTGACTACCTCGCGATGATGCACAAAGAGTCCAAGCAAGACCTGTACCGCGAGTACGAGCGTTCTGAACGTCGCATGGATAACCACCTGGCGGAGCACCACAGTTTCACTCTGTAAGAAAAAATACCCCTGTTCGACGAACGGGCGCGTAGAGCCGATGGGCAGAGGGGGTTATAGCAGTGGGATTTATGAAAATGAAATTTTTTCGGAAACGGCCTACGGCCTTAGTAATACTGCAGCTTTCTGGCGAACACCCAGAGGCAACCACACAGCGCTCGATGTGTAGTAGCACTGTCTGTGGAAAAGTAAAGTTGCATAGTCAGACTACTGTTTGTACCTTTACTCTATGCCACGAAAGTCACAGTTCGGATTCATCTGGGAGGAGGGACAAATCTTCCTCGGAGTAAACGACAAGGTAGTCACAAGCTACACTAACAAGCTGATGACGATTAGTATCGTACAGAATAACGACGGCACCTTAGAGGGGTTCTCCTATGAGACCCCGACAGAGTCAGGTGAGGTCGACTTAACCACCAATAAATAAGACATGACAAAAGAATTGGTAGAGAATAAGCTGGAGCTTTCTCAGAAAGAACTCCAAGGCCGCATTGCAGAGTACCAAGCTATGCAACAGCGCGCAGAGACATTGAGTGGGACTATCCACAACCTTAAGGTTCAGATTGCTACATATAACGACCTTCTGTCTGACGACACAGCAGAAGCAAGCGAAGCAGTCAAAGAAACCATTGAAGAGTTGGTGGCTGGGTAATTGGTGTGTTGATTTTGTGAAAGATGAAGAGGGCTTCCGCAAGGAGGCCCTTTTTGTTTTGGCGGCGGGGTGCTTTTTTCGGCCCTATGATTTGGAAGTATGGCACATACCTATTATCTTTAGAACATGGAATCAGAAAGAAAAGGGATTTTCTACCGACTGTTTAATTTCAAGTCTAGTACATACCAGACTATTAGGTTTACAGAAAAGGTAGACGGAGAATTCGTCCCTGGAACAACTAACGAGGAAGTGGTGGACATGCTAGTTGACCGCTTTCAGCATCTCAATGACCGGAGTTGGTCTGTTGAGAACGAACTTGTTCTGTCACTCCTGCAGGTTATCAAGAATACGCTACGTCGTAGACTGTCCCGCAAAATACAGAACGTAAAGAACTATCATGGGTAAGATATCAGTCCCAGTAACACTGTCAGAAGACACGTATGTACGTGACTACCTGACTCTCTTGAATGGCATTCTCAAGCTGACGGAAGTTGAGCTGGATGTCCTCGCAGCGTTTGTAGATTATGACCCCTTTGTGTGTGCATCTAAGGCAGCACGTAAGGTAGTCGTTGAGAAGCTCAACATGAAGAACGTAGCTGTATTGAACAACTACGTCAAGGCTCTCAAAGACAAAGGCATCATCCACAAAGACCGCTACAACAACTATAAGTACATCGACGTTGTATCGCCGAAGTCAAAGTTGGAGGGCATCGAGTTTAGTTTCACAGCAGAGTAATGGTTCAAGTATCATTTAGACATCCCGAAGAAACTGACCTTGTCTTCTTCTACCTGCAAAAGCAGATGGAGACTTTTGACGAGGAAGGAATCGCACGTCCTGACCACAAGATTGTAGTTGGCGAAGGCGAGATTATCGTCGAGCTAGACTATCCGCATCAGGACGAATACCACGGTCCAATCGGCCCAAGCTATGAGTAAGAACGCATTCAAAGAGAAGCTCTGCCGCGAGATAGCGGAAGAGTATGGGGCTCCAATTGACGAAGTACGTCAGATTGTCGAGTCCCAGTTCTCGTTTCTGCGTAGTACTGTAGAGCATGGGGCCTTTGACAGTGTGAGGCTACCCATGTTTGGGCGCTTCTACGTCAACCCCTACCGATTGCACAAGATTAACCTAACCAAAGTAAAGAAGAACAAATGAAGCTATTTGTTATGGAAGGGTTCTCCGTACAAGTAGACCCATCACTGCGTGTTATCAAGGAGTTCAAGGACCTCATCGCTGAGGACAAGAACCGTGAGAAGACTAACGCTACTGATTGGTTTGCTTACATCTACCACATGTGTGATTACAAGTCACCATACCAGATGTACGATGAGAAAGAGCGACACATCCGTGTGCTCAAGGATTTGAAGATGGAGCCGGGGTTCAAACACAGTACCCGTATGAAGGCTGCCATTAAGAAGTACCGTGAGCTGCAGGTTACCCCTGCGGTGCGTAGTTTGATTACAACCCGTGAGGCGTTGCAGTCAGCAGAGCGCGGTATCAAGGCCCTCAACCGTAAGATTGACGAGCTGCTTGCTATGGACGACGAAGAGTTCGACGGCACAGCAGACGCAATCAAGCTGATTGAGAAGCTTATGAAGATTGCCTCGGAGTTGCCTACCGTTGTTAAGGTAGTAGGGGACCTAGAGGAGCGAGTTAAACAAGAGCAGACTGCTGAGACTAAGCTTCGCGGTGGTGGTGCCAAAGGATTATTTGAAGACTAATACTATGTCGAAATTTAAGTGTAATAAGTGCGATAACGAGTGGGAGGTGGCAGGAATTACTACCACCCGCTTTCGTGACGGAGCCATCCGCAAGTTTGACGAGAACGATAACCCTATTGACGTGTGTGCCTGTGGCGAGCATGTAGAAGAGCTGAGAATCCGTAGCGGTTTGGGTGGAATTGTGAAAGCACACCACGGTACTGTAGGCAACTTTAAGAAGCAATGAGGGACGTTGATGAAATTATCCTCCACTGCAGTGCAACCCCTGAAGGACGCAACGTATCTACTGCTGACATTAAGTCATGGCATGTGGGTGAGCGCGGCTGGTCGGACATTGGGTACCATTTCGTTATTGAACTGGACGGTACTCTCGTGGCTGGACGCCCACTCGACATCAAGGGAGCTCATGTTAAAGGGAGAAACACTAGCAGCATTGGCGTTTGCTACGTGGGAGGCTGTGATAAAAACATGGAGCCGAAGGATACAATGAATCACGGGCAGGAGAGAACCTTCCGTAGCCTAGTAGTGGTACTACGGGCGACTTACGGCAAACTCACTCTGCACGGGCACAATGAATTCAGCTACAAGGCATGCCCTAGCTTTGACGTACAAGAGAAATTCTGCGACCTAGTCGAATATGATTACTAATACACAAGAGTTCCGTAAGGCTGCTCTGGATTTCCAGAAGCAGGGTTACTACATTGACGCACCCGCTGGGTCACAGGACTTCTACGAGTTCTGGACAGAGGAGTTGCGCCGTTGTAAAGAGGGATTCAAAGTGGGAGATACCTGGATTACGGGCAACCACTACTTCTATCTGAACTATGTGCAGATGAAAGTATTGGATAACGGCAACAAGAAAGGTGGTGCTTCCAAGACAGTCAACTTCCCTGGCTTTTGGGACGGCGATTATGAGTACTTTCATTTGATGGAGATTGCTCGTAATGGCGCTAAGAGAGAAGATGTTGACGCCCTTGGCCTATCCACTGCGATACACCCAGATTGGTTGGATGGTGGGCACCACCTGATTGTTGCTAAGGCCCGACGTAAAGGATTCTCTTACAAGAACGCTGCAATCACTTGCAACCAGTTCAATACAGAGAAGAGCAGCTACACCCTGCTTTGTGCACACGACAAGAAGTACCTCTACCCTAAGGGTATCATGACTATGGCTGCGGCTAACATGGACTTCTTGAACGAGCACACTGGGTGGTCTAAGCGTCGTTCTGTTATCGATAAGCAGAACCACAAGAAGGCTAGCTACCTTGAGTACATTAACAACCAGCCCGTAGAGAAGGGCTATAAGTCTGAGGTTGAGGCTATTACGTTTAAGGATAACCCTGACGCAGCCCGTGGTAAGGACGCATCCCTCGTAGTATTCGAGGAGGCAGGTGCCTTCCACAACCTTAAAGACACTTACATGGCTACTCGTCCTTGTGTAGAGGACGGTGGTATCACTACTGGACAGATGATTATCTTCGGTACAGGTGGTGACATGTCGGGTGGTACCGTAGACTTCGAGTCTATGTTCTACAACCCGGAGCCATATAACCTGTTGCCAGTGGAGAATGTCTGGGACGATGGCGGAGAAGGAACACACTGTGGTTGGTTCTTCCCTTCCTACCGTAACAAGGTGGGATTCATGGATGCTGACGGCAACACATTAGAAGAAGATGCTAAATTCAAAGAACAAACTAAACGGGAAAGTACTAAAAGGAACAGTAAGGATGCGAAAGTCTTCGACAAGCTCATCACTGAATATCCTTGGAAACCCCGTGAAGCGTTCCTACAAACAAGTGCGAACGTTTTCCCCTCGGCGGAGCTTATCAGTCACCGGAACCATATCATTAGGTCGGCTAAAACTGCTAAAGTTGGTACACCGGGTATCCTCACTACTGGGGAAGGGGGTGTTAAGTTTAGGCCGTCTGATACGGTCCGTGCGGTAGAGAAGTTTCCTCACCAGAAAGGTGATGACATCCGTGGTGCAACGGTAGTTTACCAAGCACCCTACAGGGATGAGGATGGCCAAGTGCCTAACAACCTGTACTTTATAGCACATGACCCGTACGCACACGATAACTCACAGGGCTCGTCCTTGGGTTCAGCGTACGTATTCAAGCGTGCTAACCCGTGGAGCAAGCCTGACGATATGATTGTCGCTAGCTACGTGGGGCGTCCTGAGACGCAAGATGACTACAACGAGAACCTCTTCAAACTGGCGAAGTACTACAACGCTAAGATTGGATTCGAGAATGACCGGGGTGAAGTGATTCCCTTTGCAAAGAGGACGAAGAACTTGCACCTCCTTATGGAAGAGGTAGAGATATTTGACAAGAGCTCAGGGTTCCGTGCGAAAGCCCTGGGTCGTAACTATGGACTCTCTATGGGTTCGAAACACCGTAAGGCTCAGGCAGTTCTATACCTCAGAGATTGGCTTAATGCCAAAAGAAGTAAGGACGAAAATGGTGATTGGAAGAAGAATTTGCACTATATTTACGATGTGGCTCTCATTGATGAGCTTATCAAGTGGACAGAGAAGGGCAACTTCGACCGTGCGTCATCTCTGTTGGTTGGTATGTTCTACATGATGGACCTCCTTTCTAAGCCCGTAGTCAAGCAAGAGTCGACTGACGACCATGACTCTTTCTTCTCCCGGGAATACTTTGTATAAAACATGAGCGATAAAAATCACATTCCAAAGCAGAAGCTTAAGCGGTCCAAGAAGACCAAGGCTTGGGGCAAGAACTGCGTGGAGGGCTATATTGGCCAGTCATCTTTTCAGATGAACAGCAAGAGCGACCTACTACGTTTCTATGAGGCGTACAACGGTGAGCTTGCAGAGAAAGATTACAACTATGTAACTAATCCTTACAACAGCCAAGCTGGTAAGAAGCGGAACTTCCCCGCTAAGTTGCGTAACTATAACATTATCAAGCCTGTTGTGGACTTGCTCCTCGGAGAGAAGACACAACGTCCTGCTAACTTCCAGGTAACTGTCGCTAACCCCGACGCTGTTACCCGTATGGAAGAGGAGAAGCAGAAGGCTGTACTTCAGAACCTGCAGCAGCAGTTCCTTAACGAGCTTAACGGCTTGGGTATGGACACTGGCGTAGAGTCTGAAGAGATTGAGACACCAGAGCAGGTGGCTAAGTACATGGAGACTAGCTACCAGGATAGCCGTGCTATCGTAGGCCAGCAGGTTCTTAACTACTTGCGTGACTACCTCGACCTTCCTGATAAGCTGCAGCAAGCATTCTTTGACTGGTTGGTTTCTGGATACGTGTACTCTTACAAAGGCGTCTGCATGGACGAGGTAGAGTACGATGTGGTGTCACCATTGAACATTGACTTCTCTAAGTCTCCAGGATTGGAGTTCGTAGAGGACGGGGACTGGGTTGTGCGCAAGGAGCTCATGAGCTCTAACGCTGTCATCGACCAGTTCTATGACTTGCTTACAGATAAAGAGGTAGACCAAGTAGAGAGCCCACACCGTAACCGTAGTGGTTCGTTCTCTGTTCCTTTCCTCCAGCGTATCGAAGAGAACTTCGGTGACGATGAGCGGTATGTCGAAGTGCTGCACGTTGCTTGGAAGTCCTTTAAGAAGGTTGGTGTGCTAGCCTATGTCGACGAGTTTGGGATTCAACAAGAGCTCATGGTTGATGACTCCTACAAGATGGACAAGGAGGCTGGTGAGAAGGTCGAGTGGTACTGGGTGTCTGAGGTGTGGGAAGGTTACCGTATTGACGGTGACATCTACGTTGGTGTGCAGCCTATCGAGGCGCAGCGCAGCCAGATGAACAACATCTCTAAGTGCAAGCTTCCTTACAACGGACGTGCGTACAGCAACCGTCACGCGGATAACATCTCTATCGTGGGTATGGGCTTGCCTTACCAGATTCTTTACAACGTGTTCCACTACCGTATGGAGCTTACCATTGCTAAGAACAAGGACAAGATTGCTTTGATTGAGATGAACACTATCCCTAAGCGTCACGGATGGGACGAGGAGAAGTTCATGTACTACGCAGATGCGATGGGATATGCCTTCATCGACTCTACTGCAGAAGGCAAAAACAATGAGCGGGTAAACTTTAACCAGTACCAAGTATTGGATATGTCTCTCGGTCAGTACATTGCAGCACAGATGCAGTTGCTCCAAGCTATCAAGCAGGAGTGGGAAGAGTTGCTCGGCATTAGCCGTCAGCGTAAAGGACAGGTGACCGCATCCGATGGTGCCGGAACCACCCAGTCTGCCATTGCACAGAGTACCGCAATGACTGAGGAGATTTTCCGTAAGTTCGAGAAGTTCGAGCAGAAGGAGATGCAGGGATTGTTGGATGTGTCTAAGCACGCATTCCGTGAGGGCAAGAAGATTCAGTACATCGCTGACGACTTCCGCAACGCATGGCTCGACATTGAGGGTGCAGAGTACGGTGAGTCTGAGTTTGGTATCTTCGCTAAGAACGCCAGCAAGGAGAACGAGAAGATGCGCACTATGCGTGACCTCGCTATGTCCTTCGCACAGAACGGTACAGGTCCAGGCACTATCGCTGAGATTCTTGACGCTGACAACTTTGCACGCATCAAGCAGCTCTCTAACGAAGTGGAAGCTAAGCAGCAGGACTTGCAGCAGCAGATGCAGAAGGCACAAGCTGAAGCAGCACAGAACGTTGAGGCTATGAAGTCGCAAGAAGCGCAGACTGAGCGTGACCACGAGTCCGAGCAGAAAGCACTAGACCGTGATAACAAAGTCGAAGTCGCCCTTATCAATGCCAATGCAAAGGATACCGACCACGACAATGACGGTAAGACCGACTAAAAGTCTTATAGTAAAATAAATTATAGAAATCATTTGGTAGTGTAACTTACCTACCCTAAATTTACAGAACAATGGCAGAAACAAAAAGTCTGGGCATCGAGAACCTTGGTTCCGTTGATTGGTTGAATGACAACTCTCCTGAGCCGCAAGCTGCGGAGGAGGCCCAACAAGAAGAAGCTACTGAGGCCAGCGAGCCAGTAGCAGAGACTGAGGAAGTGCAGGAAGAAGCACCCGAAGTAACCACAGAAGATTCATCTGAAGAAGTTGTAGAGGATATCCAAGAGGATGCCCCTGCGCTTGACCCAGTAGAAGAGCCAGCTGCAGAAGCCAGCATGTTCTCTACGCTGAGCGAAAAGCTCGGTTATGAGGTTGAAGGTGAGTTCGCTGAGGACTACGACGGGCTAGCTAACTACACTACCGCAGTGGCAGAGCAAATCGCTAACGAGCGGATGCAGAAAATCTTTGCACAATACCCAGATGTTGGTGAGTACTTTAACTACCGTTCTAACAACGGTGACCCAATTAAGTACTTCGAAGCACAACAGGCTGAGCTAGATTACAACGGACTTCAGATTGACGACAATGTCGCAGTCCAGAAGCGTGTTGTTATTGACGGCATGAAGCAAGCAGGGTTTAGTGGTGAGGATATTAGTGAAATGGTTGATGACCTAGAGGATAGCGGATTGCTCAAGAAGCAGTCAGAGCGTTACCTCACACGTTTGCAAGCTACACAGTCTACTCGTAAAGAGCAGTTGTTGGTGCAGCAGGCAGAGCAGGCACAGACGCAGAAAGCGGAAGCCGAAGCTTACTGGTCATCAGTTCAGGAAACTATTTCTACTGGAAACTTGAAGGGCCTTTCAATCCCTCAGCGCACACGCGGCAAGTTCTATGACTGGATGACTAATCCTATCAACGAGCAGGGCGCAACGCAGAGAGATTTGGACCGTCAAAATATCGACCAGGAAACGGCACTCGCAGTGGAGTATCTGTTGTACCAAGGGTTTGACTTGCGAAAGTTGGCCACTAGTGCAGCTGCTACACAGAAGGTATCGAATCTGAAGTCTAAGCTTAGTTCTGCCCCAAGTGCGGGTAGTCGACTGAAATCCCGCACAAAGTCGGGTACGACCAAAGCGAACTCAATTCCTTCTTTGAAGGACTTGCTGTAAGCTGTTATTAACTCCCAATCAACCTAAATTAACATGGCTGATAACCTAAAAAAGTTGCGCCTCTATGAGGATACCTTCAACAGTGAAGGAATGACCGACGAGAACTCGTTGGCAAATGCTCTCTTGACGCAACCAGACGTTTTGTCCCCAGTGATTACTCACTTGAGCGGACGTGAAGACAAGCGTTTCCCTCTCTCCTTCTTGACTGAAGGCTTGGGCAACGTCAAGTACATCAACGACATCGAGTACGATTACCCAGTGATGGGCCGTATCAATAAGTCTGTGGCCGCTGTTGCGAACACTGACATCTCTGTCGCTGGTGGAACCGTTACTTTCGCTGAGCGTTGGTTCAACAAGAACTACGTCATCGAATTTGGCGACTCTAACAACACACAATTGCGTATCACTGGTGACCCTTCTGCAGCTGCAGGTGGATTCGCTTACCCAGTGCAGTTGGTGACTTCTGATTCTGCTGCTATCGTGAGCTCTTCTGACCTCGCTGGTATCTTGGCTGTTCAGTTGTTTGCTGCTAACGCATTCTCTGGTTCACGTGGAACTGAGAGCAACTGGGTCGCTCCTTCAAAGATGCGCAACCAGATTTCTCTCTTGCGTAAGTCTTACCGCTACGAAGGCAACATGCCTGACCGCGTGGTGAACTTCGAGTTCAACGTGGGTGGCCGGACAACCAACTTGTGGTACGACTTTGAGGAGTACCAGCACATGTTGCGTTGGAAGGAAGAGTGCGAATTGGCTATGTGGTACTCTAAGTACAACCGTGATGCTAATGGCGTGATTCACCAGACTGATGAGAACGGTAAGCCTGTTCCATTGGGAAGCGGTGTATTGGAGCAGATTCCTAACGTGGATACCTACTCTCAATTGACTGCTGCCAAGTTGAAGTCTGTTGTCCGTGATGCTTTGTACGGAGCTTCTGACGCCGCTCAGATGAACATCGTTTTGTTCACTGGTCTCGGTGGAATGGAAGAGTTCGACAACGCTATGAAAGAAGAAGTGAGCACTGGTGCTTACATCAAGAACACTGACCCTGCATCATTCGTGAGCGGTTCAGGTCGTAACTTGAGCTTGGGTGGATTCTTCACTCAGTACCAGCACATCGACGGTCACACTGTGACTGTGCGCCACTTGCCTCTCTTTGACCACGGTGCTCGTGCCTTGGCTTCTGAGCGTCACCCTGTGACTGGTCTCCCAATGGAGAGCTACCGCATGGTGTTCCTCGACATGTCTGTCTACGACGGAGAGAACAACGTTGCAATGGTGACTCGTAAGGGTCGTGAGTTGATGCGTTGGGCTGTCGCAGGTGCTTCAGTGCCTCCAGGATTCGGTGGTAACGCATTGCGCGCTACTGACGTTGACGGGTCTGCTGTGCACTTCTTGAAGGAAGCTGGTATCAGCATCCGTCGCGCTACTAACTGCTTGCACCTCGAGTGCGTTGCTAGCTAATAGCCACAAGATTTTCTGAAGAAGGGGGGAGTCCATTTGGATTCTCCCCTTTTTTGTTTGTATCTTTAAGACTATGCCTACTAAAAAGAAGAAAGGAGCTATGAAAGGCTGCGGCATTAAGAACGGATGCAAGTCTAAAAGCGGTGGACTCACTGCCAAAGGCCGAGCACGTATTAACAAACGCACAGGTTCTAAGCTCAAAGCTCCACAGCCGGGAGGAGGTGCACGCAAGAAGTCCTACTGCGCACGCAGTGCAGGACAGATGAAGAAGTTTCCCAAGGCTGCTAAGGACCCTAACTCAAGACTACGTAAAGCACGTCGTCGCTGGAAATGTTAATGATGAAGAAGAAGATTAGTGATGTCAAGTCCGCTAAGGATATGTACGCGTATGGCGGCATGACCAAAGGTGAGATGATGCTGCACGGCGGCAAGACTAAACCTGAAGGCAAGTTCAACGGACACCGCTGTGAAAAGCGTAACATGTGCGAGAACATGACAGGTTACAAGTTTGACGAGAATGGTGTGGGTACGCGAGGGAAAGCGCCCAAGGCTAAGAACCGTCCCAAAAACTTTATTGGATAATGGGTAAGTTATGTGCACGCGGCAAGGCAGCCGCAAAGAGGAAGTATAAGGTGTATCCGTCAGCTTACGCTAACGGCTACGCAGTTCAGGTGTGTAAGGGCACAAAGCCCGACAGCGGTGGTAAGAAGAAGACTGCCTCTGGATATAAGAAGAAGAAGAAATGAGCTTAAGACGCTGGTTCAAAGAGGATTGGAAGGATGTCCGTACGGGTAAAGACTGTGGGCGTAAGTCTGCAAAGGGCGGTAGCGACCGGCCATACCCCTACTGCCGTCCTTCTAAACGTGTAAACTCTAAGACTCCCAAGACTTCAGGGGAGATGAGCAAGTCTGAGAAGGCTAGCAAGGTTAGAGAAAAGGCAAGCAAAGCTAACGCTGGTGGTAAGCCAGACCGCGTATCACGCGCTAAACGACGTAAGAAAAAGGGGTGACCATTTGGAGGTTGCCCTTTTTTGTTATACCTTCGTCATATCTAGAATCTACCCCAGTCGTTTGAACCGGGGTCTTACACAGTATAATTATTTTCATGAAGAGTGTATTCATTTACCGTCGGCCAAATACTACTAATTTGCCTGACGATGTTTACGTAGACGCCAAGCGACGCATTGGTTCAGTTTACCTAAAAGGCGGTGACATCCTTAAAGGATTGACAATCGCAGAGCAGAAGAAGTGGCTCCCCGAAGTTCTTGGTATTTCTCCTACAGACCCTACTTGGTCTCGTGAGGCTAAGCGCTTTTACGCCAACCTTACCGTCGACGTACCTGCACAGGGCGTAGAGTTGAACATTGCAACCGACGAAGAAGGTAACCCCATCAACGTGATGGACTACATTAAGTTCAAGTTTGTGTCACAACACCCACACGTGTCTGACCAAGAGAACTCTTCTAAGGGACGTTACTACATCAGTGACCCACAGAAAGAAGAAGCCGCAGCAGTGTCTGGTACACGTTTGCGCAAAGACGCCTACAAGCAACTCATCTTGTTGTCTGACGACGCAGAGCGTGCAGTGCAGGTTCTCAAGGCTTACGGTACTCAAACACAAGGCTTGTCTGCACAGCAGATTGAGTTGGAGTTGGAGGACTTGCTTGAAGCTGATGCATCTGAGTTCATCCGCGTTACTACTGACAAGAACCTCGAGACTGTCTCCTTTATCTGGGACTGCATTGAGTGCGGAGTGCTTCGTAAGAGCGGTAATACATTCCTGTTCGGAGACGAGGCTCTCGGAGACGACATGGAACAAGCTATCCGATTCTTGAAGAGCAAGAAGAACAGCTCTATGTTGTTGGACATCCAAGCAAAGTTGAAAGCTTTTAGCTGATAGTCCTATAGATATAAATGAAGGAAGGGGTTTCGATTTGGTTCGGGGCCCCTTTTTTCGTACCTTAGCTCCTACGGAAATTTCTAAATCTTACTAAAACCACAGCTATGGGCAGACGCACAACAAAGGCTAAGGTCATGTATAAGGGGAGACCCATTTACTTTGATGACCCACAAGAAGCCAACCTAGCTCGGGAGATTATTGCAGGTGCCGACGGGGACCTCTTATTCAACCAGCAGGACACGCTCGATAACATTAGCGCAGCCAAGGGCTACTTTGCTATTGTGAACGACGCGTTTACAGACAGTACCGCAACAGGTACACTTACCGAAATTACTGACGATGATGCCAACGTTTGGCTCGATGTAAACCTGACACCTAGTGCCGATGGTATCATTGACCAACGTCCGCAGGCTATGGTTGATGCTAACGCTGTAGGCGTTGGAGGTTCTGGTACACAGGCTGACCCTTACGGATTGTTGTTGGGGGGACTGACTGAGTCTGCTTACGGAGACTTCCGTGCTGCTCTTCGGTTTAATCCTGATGAGGACAATGCAGAGCTAAGTGTCCGTCTTAAAATTACGCAGGGTAACGGAGACATCACCTTCATTGAAGACGTGGCCGGTACTCTCACCCAAGGGGCAGAGATTGACTATGTACTCAACCCTTCGCTCTCTTTCTTTATCGAAGACACTTCGCCAGTAAGCGTCTGTCTTCAAGTTAACTCTACTGTTGCAGGCGACCTCTTTGTGGCCGGCTTCGCATGGTACCTTTTCACATAATCTATTATGGCACGAATTAAAATCTATTCAGACCTTGTATCAGGGCTCGTACACTTCGATGGAAGTAACGTGTCTGCCAAGGCTATTGGTAATCTCACAGTAGCAGAGCACCCTACTCTTGCTAATCGAATTGTCATTAGTAGTAACGTATTGTTTGAGAAAGGCTCAGACGTCAATTTCCGTAGGTTCTTTAAGAAGCTGAACATCAACCGTATTGATGACGAGAATGGACAGCGTCTTGTGAATGACCTTGGAATGGACCGTACTGCAGTTATTGCACACATCCAAGCCCTCATTACAAAGCCTACCCTCACCGAGTACTTCACGTACAATCCTGACACTGACAGGCTTGAGGCTAAGAAGGCTATCCAGACTACACTGAACTCTTACCACTTGGGAGACCAGCACAAGATTAGCTCAGGTGCTGCTAACATTTACTTCAAGGACTTTACTAAGAACCACAACCTCTTCCCAGTATGGGGTGCTATGAAGGACCAGTCCGACACAGCTAACCAAGCTCCCGGTGAAGGATTGATTCAGCCTACGTCACGTGTGTTTGGCGACTACGGCACAGTACCCTTGGGAGGGCAGCCTGTTGACGACACATCTATTGCATACGACGGAGACAACTTCTTCCCGTTCAACATCTCTGGTGTAGGTATCACTACCCGTGTTGCAGAACAGGTCCCTGCTACACAGCGACTCAAGTACGAGCTGTCTGTAGACGGCACCCTTGTTTACGTTCAGTACTTGTCTCACGACGGTATCAACGTTAACGAAGACTTGTCTTGGTACTTTGACCACCCTCTTGATATTGAGGCGGGGCCTACCAACCACGCATCTATTTACAAGGTAGCAACCGTGGATAACCAGGAAGTTAAGCAGGGACTTCTCCTTGTTTGTGAGGGGGACACTCTAGCTAATGGAGTAGCGCGTTACCAGACTTCTGTACGTAACCGCTTGTTTACTGACAAGTTCCTTGCCTACCAAGAGTCGCTCGACGCGTTGGTATCAGGCTCTGAGTACCAAGGTGCTTGGGATGCTGACACTAACACTCCTGACATTACGCTCACAGGTAGCGAAGTAAACGGCGCATTCTACCGGGTCTCTGTGTCTGGCACCTACGATGGTGTAGACTACGAGTACGGTGACATGATTATCTACAACGCCACTACTGTTGCGTACGACCACATCCCCGTTAAGGCTGCGACTAACGCCGCTATCGAGGCTTCTTCACTCAACACCTACGACATCTACGTCAAGGCTGGGTTTGTAAGCGACACTCGCAACGGTTCTGCATTGTACCCTTTCCACACTTTGGAGACGGCTATTGCTGCAGCATCAGACGGTGACTCTATTTTTATTGATGGTGTCTTCTCTATTACTAGCGACATTGTCATTCCATCTAGCAAGTCTTTGTCTATTACAGGTGCGTTTGGTTCTACTATCCAGTACAGCCAGTACAACTCTACTAATGGCAGCCTTGTAACTTTTGTGGGGACTGACGCTACCAAGACTCTGAAGTTCAAGAACATTACGTTTAAGAATGCCGGTGGTTATGGATTGCACCTCCGTAGTTTGGCTAGGGTTGAGATTGATGACTGTACGTTTGAGAACAACGGATGGGATGGTACTGCATTGCACACTGTGCTTGACAGCGCTACCTCTGGTGTACTCGGCTACGACTCTGACGCTGCTGACTTGCAGGCTTTCTACGCAGGAACACACGCCTCTAATGGTGGTGCCATGCGCTTGGAGAACAGCACGATTGTTCGTGTGGTAGGTAACTCAGCTACTAACAACCTCCGTGGCTTCCGTATCCAAGACTGTGGTATCGGAGGATTTGGGTTTGTTACGCGTAACGTGGCTACTCAGAACATCGAGTCTGGTATCTACATTGCAGCTGGTGCATCTGGGGGTTCTCAGAACATCACCTCATCTATGAACATCAGTTCGTACAACGCGAACAACGGTCTTCTCTGCATCGGCGGTATCAACAACAAGTTCTCACAGAACGAAGTAAACGGTAACTGGAACGCAGGCTTCTGTGCTTGGGGCTCAGCTAACGCTACTCTCCGTGACTGTGGTCTCTACGATAACAACCGTAGTGCGTTGAACGGCATCGGTAACACTGGTGATGCTAAGGCGTCCATCCAGATTAACGAGGCGTACAACTTGCTTGGTACTAGCATTAGCTTGAACCCAGCGTTCCGCTTTATTGCTGAGATTCTCGACACACAGGTGCACTACACCGGTCTCGGTTCTAACACTGAGAAGGTTGGATTCCTTGTCACTAGTGCTGTAGGCGCTTTGCCCGACAACGACAAGAACATCATCAAGGTAGACGACGTTGGCTTTATTGGACAGGACTACGCTATTGACCTGACAGAAGTAGACGTGACTAACTTGCGGATGTCCTTTGGTGACAACTCTTACCAGTCTATTACATACAAGGCTATTAAGCCGCCACTGCAAGGAAACTTCAATGAGTTGCCATTCAGCAACCACATCATGCAGGTTCCAGACTTGGACGTAGTTGTGGACACGCTTAAGCAAACTGTCACGTTGCACGAGGGTGTTGGTGGTACAGCTATCAACTCTTACTCTATCAACCAGTTGCAATCTAACATTGTTAACGGTAAGATTGAGATTATTGAAAAGTCTACTGACCGTATTCAACTGAGAGGATTGGCACACGGTAACGTCTGCATCAATGGAGCAGTTGCGGGTAACGACCTTGCCTCTGCTAACAACAGCCTTAACGCTGCGTTCAACATGAGCTTGATTGACTACAAGTCTTTCCTTGTCTCTGAGGTAGGTGTCAACGGTGATAGTTCTAGTGGTGGTAGCCTGCCCGCTATCGCAAACAACTGGTACATCTCTTACGGAAGCCAAGCAGGAACGCAAATTAACCAAGCTATAATTGGAAACACTTATAGAGCCTTCAATCCCTTCTATAATGGTGAAGCATTAGAGAAAGGGCATGAGTTTATTTGGACTCTTACGCCTGAGATAGACTTTATGATTGGACTTTGGGGTGCTGCTGAGGCAACCCAGTCTGGTACCGACGCTCTGCTAGCGTCTAACTGGAGTCAAGGATTCTTCCTCAACGGTAACCTATCAGGTGAAGCAACAAGCTGGAGTCAATCTCAATCTAGCGGAATCACCGTTACTGCAAACGGAAATATTTCCGGAGAGTATGCTATGCCTAACGGACAGGTTGCTATTAGGTTTGGTCAAGACGGGTACTTGTACTTGTTCGAGATTGTATCTGGAGGTTACTCGTTGATTGCTAAGTCTAACGATACTATTTCTGGCACCTCTGTTATGATTCAGTGGGCTGCCTTTAACCAAGGCTCTTTCCCTGTAATGACTGAGCGTACTGAGACTTGGGAGGTTGTTGCCGATGAGGATGATAACCTTGATGGTGAGTGGGCTGGCGGACTCGAGGAGTCTACTGTTATCCGCTCTCGCATGAGCATCAGCCCCGGTGAGAAGATTACCCTTAACATGGATTACTTCGGTAGAAGTGAGACTATTGGATTCGGGTACTCTGGTACAGCTACGGGACAGAGCAATGCAGAAGACATGTTGACTAGTCCGTTGAAGTACACGACCACAGAGATTCTTAAGTCTGTTACAAACGGGGGAGTTGATTGGACGTGGAACACTGCCGCAGCTAAGAGCTATGACCCGAATGGTAACGGCACTGACATTGGATACGGCACAGCAAGCGTTAACCTTGGCCTTATCTCTTTCCGCTACAAGCTGGATAACACGCTTGAGATGTGGCACGAGACAGACAACGTGTTGATGGCTACAAAGGTTATTCCTTTTGACGGAACAGCTCAGAAGATTTTTATCGGTTCAAACGAAGACAACCACGCTGCTTCACGTATTCCTGCGTTGACTAAGTATGATATGTCTGCCGCTGAAGAAGGTGCTAACATCACAGGATGGTGGTACATTGAATCTCCAGATGGTAACTACGAGTACCCACTGTTCACGACCTTGGAAGAAGCGCAGTTTATCGACGGCGTTGAAGGCGGTTCTGGTACAGCTACTGCTATCACTTACGCAGATGACACTACTAGCACACAGTTCTATCACCCTGACACGAGCTTCGTGAACAACGGTACTGCTGCTCCACAAGGAGGTGTGTTTGGTAACTCTATCAACGTTGTGTGGAATGAGAAGGGAACAGACACTGACGCTAACTACGCGCCAACGTTTACCGACATCACCTACACCATCGGCGAAGGAAGTGCAGTAAACATTCAGTACAAGCCACAAGGTGACACCAACACGTACAACGTTACAGGAGTTCCCACTGGATACGCTGATAACGGCTTTGCTATTATTGGTACTGCGGAGACTATTACAGACGCTGTTGACATCCAACATGTGTTGAACGTGACTAAGGCAAACGATTTTGGTAGCGATACTGGAACGATTACGCTTAACGTTACTAACGACCCAACTAACGATGTCAGTCAGAACGCGACCTCTTGGACTAAGGCAGTAGACTTCTCTGGTTCCTCCGAGCGGGCAGAGATGATTAGTAACTCCCTCTACTACAACCCGATGTTGATGGACTATCAGAGTGTCACCACGTCTGCTCCCGGCACGGCTGGCAACACCTCTAGTGACATTGCTGCCCGTCCTTGGGCTACGACTATCGTGTTCTCACCTGATGGGAACAACTCCAACCAGCACATCTGGAACATTGGAGAGGGCGCCGGCAGCACGGACGACAACATCTACCTCAGAATAGACTCAGGTAGGAACCTGTACTTCGGTTGGGGACGCGATGGCGCTCGTAACGAGTACCTCCTCGCCAGAGTGAGCGCTGGTTCTTGGAACGGCGTCTACGTTGGCTTCAACGGCACTCGCCTCAGCGGAACCAACGCCACTGCAACCAACTTGGCTGCTGCCTTCGACATCCGTTTGATGTTCAACACCGGCTCGGGATGGAACTTCAATCCTAACCCAACGGCTCAAGGGTGGGGAACGTGGAGCACCACTGGTGGCCGCATGGACCGCTCCGTCACTGGTTCGATGAACATTGGTGGTCGCGGCACTAACCGTAGCTTCCATGGCAAGGTTGCCTCGTTCGTCACCACGACGCTTGAACGTGGCGCGGGCATGCCTAACAGCACTGAGATTGAGATGATGATTACGGACCCGGTCGGTTGGGTGAACGACTACAAAGTCGGCAACACGTACCGTCCCTCCCACACGAGCTACAACAACTCGGGCTTCTCTCGCAACAACCTGACTTCTGCTTCGGCAACTCAGGTTTACCTCATGGGTGATGGTACGAACGACTCATTCTCTAACATGATTCGTAACCAAGTAATGCCTGCTGACCAGAACTACACCAAGCTTAACCTCTTGAGCATGCAGTCTAACGACATTGAGAACGTATCAATCTCAGGATTGTCCTAATCGAAAGAGGGGAGGCTTTGGTAGTCTCCCCTACTTTTCATACCTTTACAACATGACAATACAAGAAATGCACTACGCCTTTAACCAAGGGCTCCAACGTGTTAACGCTAACGCATACGATACCTTCTTGACAGAAGAGATTGATTTGTGGCTTAACAGGGCACAGGAGCGCTTTGTAAAGCAGCGTGCACACCAGACGGGTGATATTAAGCGTGTGGGCTTTGAAGGCTCTCAGAAACGCTTAGATGACATCCGTGCTTTGGTTGTACAGAACTTCGAAGACTTCTGGATACCAGAGACTACACCACAGTGGTTGCAAGCAGACTTGCCCGCTGACTACCTGTTCTTAGTAAACCTAAGAGCTGACGTACACTTTAGCCGTTGCAGTGATGTGACTGCAGCAGACGCCACTATGGAAGTACCTGTACGTATTGTAGATAACGCCGAAGTTCACTCTCTAAACCGCAATCCTTTTGCTAAATCTAGCATCGATTCACCTCTTGCTACCCTCTCTGAGGACGACATTATGGTCTATCAAGATGCCAAAAGTTTTATATTAAAAGGAATAAAGGTAGATTACATTAGGAAACCGAAAGATGTTGACCTATCTTTGAGTCAAGATTGTGAGCTGGCTGAGCATACCCACCAGGAGATTGTCGATATCGCGGTTAAGAATATCCTTGAAGCGATTGAGTCTCCCCGCTATCAGACAAACAGTGCTGAGCAACTCAAATCTGAATAACCTTTCTAAATAATTTCTCTTATGGCTAACACCAAAGATACCCTTATCATCGTCCAGGCTTCTGCCGCAATGGATGAGTCTAAGAACGCTGCCGGCCGTGTGTTGGGAGCTGACGCCGCTTACGGCCTCGACATGGCTACCCCAGCTGACGCTGCTACTTTTGCAGCCGCACAAGGGTACACTGTAAACGCTTTCGCTGCCGCTACTGCTGGTGTGTCTACTGTTGACACTACTGGAGTTGCTGCCGGAGAAGAGTTGTTTGTGACCTTGATTGACGTTTCTAACGGACGTCGTCAGTTCCCTCGCAAATCTTTCCGCGCTGCTACTGCTGCTGCTCTCGCTACCGTGATTAACGGTGCTGAGTTGGAAGTGGGTGACGGTAAAGCTTACACTTGCACTGAGTCTGCTGGCGTGTTGACTATCACCTTCCCCGGTGACGTTATCGCTAAGCTCGCTGCTAACGAAGCATCTGTGATTGCTGCTACTACTGCTCCTGTCCTCACTGCCGGAATCAAGGCTGCTGACGTGATTGAGTTTGTTGGCGCTAAAGTCACTAAGGCTGGACGCACTAACCGTGTTGGTTTCCCAGTTATCGAGCCTAACGTCTTTGTTGACCTCGGTCTCGCTGTCGGTGCTGACTACGATGTGTTGACTAAGCAAATCGTTTCTGATGTCAAGTTTGACAAGAACACTGGTTCTTCTTACCAGGATGTCGAGCACGTGACTATCTTGATTGCTGACGGAGCTTCTTTGACTGCTAGCTAATACTAGCCCCAAACATTGAAAGAGGGAGGTTGCATTGCGCTTCCTCCCTTTTTTATTATCAAAACTGAACATGGGATACCTACACCTTTCTATTAGCGGTACTGACGCAGCTGATGACATTACCATCACCGGCCTCAAACTTGCCCGTGTATCTTCAGACTTTGCGCAAGCAGATGACTTCTACACCATTGCGTGCCCTAGTGGTACTGTCCTTCGCATTGATGAGGCAGGTCCTTCAACAACGGAGTGGGCTACCGCAGGAGTCGTTTTCTCTACGACAGCTAATGAAGCCTTTGTCCTTACAGAAGCTTCTCTGCTAGCAGGATTTCCTGCATTGACTCAAACGCTTGATGAGGGCCTGTACTGCATAGAGTACAACAATGACAGTGCTGACACATTGCGTCCGCATTTGTACATTCCTACTATCTTGAATGACATCGACACTCTCGCTCAGTCTGTAATTGATTGCCAGTGCGATTGCGATATCACAGAGGTTGCTTCTCAGAAGTACATCAAAGCTCGTGCATACCTAGACTTGATTGAGTTCCAGGCTTCTGCTATTACAGCAACTGGCGACATCACAGCTATCAACGCTATGATTACAAAGCTCAAGAACTTCTTGGTGGGTACTGAGAAACTCTGTGGGTCATGCTAAAGTGGAACTCTAAGTCTGAAGTTACTGACGCTGACGTGCAAGCATCTGCTGACGCAGTCATTGTCTTTGACATGAAACAGTCCTCATACATGCTTAAGCTTAGCGCTAAGGCTCGTAAAGCCGGGACATACGACTACAAACAAAGCACGAGCCTCTGAGCTTGTGCACTCTAACCGAGACATTTATCCCGCTCTTCTTAGGAAGGGTGGGGTTTTTGTCTTATATTTGAGAGCTAGACCGCCCTCTTAACGAATAATTTAATAGCTATGGCCGCAGCTAAGTACGACATTCAAACAGAGACTGGAGCAGGACTGTCACTCGCGCTTGTTTACAAAGACGATACTGACACACCTATTGATATCTCCGGTGCTACTATTACCATGAAGGTTACGGATAATGTCTTTGATGAAACATCAGACAACTTTCCAGGCACCCTTACTACAGATGGTACAGACGGGGCGTTCTCAATCACAATTGCATCTACAGCGATAGACGCACTACCATTCCGCTCAGGGCGGTATGTCATTGAACTTACTGGTACTCCTGCAGTATCATTGCTTTACGGCAAGCTTCAAGTCAAGCGCCTTAAGTACTAATGGCTAACTCCGTCGTTCAAGTAACTAACAGCGTTACTCAGCATACCGTAGAAGTGACGGCCATCACTGCTGCTGAGACTAACCTAGTAGTTACACAGAACACAACTCAACATCTTGTAGAGCTTAACCACAACCTAGTTGTCCCTCCAGGCGCACAAGCCTTGGGCGACCACACGGACGTGGACCTAGCAACTGCTGCCCCTATTGTTGGCGATTACATCGCTTGGGATGGTACGTTCTGGGTGCCTACCTCTGTAGCTGCTGTACTGGACCCCGGTAACTTGTTGCCCGGTGGTGCTAGTACAGGCCAGATTCTACAGTGGGACGGGACGTCTTGGGTTCCTGTTGACCCTAGTAGTACAGGAGACGATACTACAGATGCGGATATTAACGTGACAGACACTGCAGGTAACTATGTTCCTGGCATGACTATCCCGGCAGGTACAGACTTTGAGTCTATCTTCCGTACCATGCTTGTGTCTTTCCAGCAACCAGTCGCTACTCTTAGCGATTGGACTTCAGGCATCTTTGAACATGGCACAGCTTACTCTGACGACTCGTTTACGCTTGCGTTTACAAACGACAGCAATCTCGATAACACTGCTAACGGAACGTACGTTACAACGGACACGTACATTACTGGCGGGACTGGTACTGCTTTCCCGATTGACGGCCCTTACACCATCCCAACACATGCAGGAACTCTCCTCGTTACTGACACGAGCGAGGGTAACGGCCTTGTTGAACGCACTGGAGCTGCGGCGCTTACAGTCAGTGGCTTTACAGACACAGAGTCTAGTGCAGTTAACACAGTCAGCGCGTCCTCTACCGTACGGTACCGCTACTGGATTGTGGACAATGCTACTCAGCTTACCGCCGACGCTGTGTCTACAGGCCAAGGGGCTACGCTCCTAAGTGGCTTGCTTGCAGGCGGAGGGATTGAGTCTGACTTGTTTAGCTCTGATGCACAGCTCGGCTTTACCGCCAGCGGCAATCACGAGTACATCTATTGGGTCTTCCCCGCAGCAGCAGAGATTGCTAACGTGGTAATGAACGGCTCTATCAACCTCTACGCTGGAGACAAAGCAGACAAGACCACTGCTGTCATCCACATGGGAGAACTCGACGTGGTCAACCAACATGGTAGAACTGTTCGTATGGAAATGCTTCGCTCTAAAGTGAGTAATGCATTTGCTGCTGGTTCTGTAATTACTGTTTCCTAATGGCACTTAAGTTTCCGGATAGTATAACGCAGAACAATAGCAATTACATTACTGTATCTGCTACTGACAACGATGTACAAGGTATCTACTTTGTCAGCACGTTTGCAGAGCGTGATGCTCTTGGTCTTGCTGATACAGTACTGGATAACCACCGTGTACTCAAGGCAGTTGTTTATGTAGACACTGTTCCTTACTTGTTTAATGGCCCTGACGTCTCTGACGCGCAGTGGAGCAACGCAAGTAACTGGGTGCAGGTAGGTGGAACAGACTTGTCAGAGATTGGAAGCATTGGTGACGTTGACGTTGCCGGTGCAGCGGATGGCGATTTCCTTATCTACAACGGGGACACAGAGAACTGGGTGCTATACAACCCTGAGTCTGAGGTACTTATCCCGCAGGACTTTGCTTACGACATTGATACCTTCAGCGCTACAGATTTTGTAGGCGCCGTTTACACATATACGCTCCACGACTTTGGCGTGGGTGCACGTACTGGTCAGTTCATGATTGTGACTGACGGTACAGAGATTGAGTTTACCGATAATACTACTAATGCTATCGGCACAGACGTTGATGAGCCTGAGCTCACTGCCCACCTATCTGGTGGAATGGTTGTGGTACGCGTTAGTAATGGAAATGGATACACGTTCAAGGCTACATTGACACAGCTTTGATAATCATAATCAATAAAAACTAGCGAAATGGCTAACGAGTTGAATATGCGGAAAGGGTTTATCAGCCTGCAGGACAGTACTGTCTCTGCGGACTTGACCGTTAACGCTCTGATTGCTGCGTCGCTTACTTACCCTACGTCCGATGGCTCGGCTAACCAAGCCTTGACGACTAATGGTAGTGGCACGCTAGCATTCCAAACTGTTATTCTCAACGGAGGCAACATCTCCGACTTGACGAACGACAGTAACTTTATCTCCGGCATTACTGCCGAGAGTATTGGAGACCTGTCTGATGTAACTATTGCATCTGGCACTAATGGAGACTTGCTCCAGTTTAACGGCTCTGCTTGGGTGAATGTCGATGTCGACAGCATCATGGGAGCACAGGACCTCAACGACCTCGGAGATGTGACTATCGCATCAGCAGCGTCTGGAGACTTCTTGCGTTACTCTGGCTCTGCTTGGGTTGACTCTACTATTCAGAATGGCGACATTGCTGAAGCTGCAGTTACTCAGCACGAGGGAGCTCTCACTATCACCGAGTCACAGATTTCTGACCTCGGTACTTACCAAGTGACTTCTGCGAAGGGTCAGGCTAACGGTTACGCGTCTTTGGACGGAGCTGGTTTGGTTCCTTCTGCACAGCTGCCTAGCTACGTCGACGACGTGGAAGAGTACGCGACCGAGGGTGATTTCCCAGGAACGGGTGAGACTGGTAAGTTGTACGTTGACTTGTCTGACAACAGCGTTCACCGCTGGAGTGGGTCTGCTTACGTGAACATCACGGACTACAGCACCCCAGGACACACGCACGTTGCAGCTGACATTACTGACTTTGACACTGAGGTTGACAATCAGATTGCTGCGGCCAGCATTGCTGATTTGTCTGACGTTGGTGCGCTTGGTTCTAATGGTCAGGTTTACGTCTCTAGCGGTAGCGCTCTCGTAGCGACTACGTTGGACCACGACAACATCTCTGACTTTGACACTGCTGCTGCTGCTATTGCAGACACGCAGATTGGCGCAGCTTCGATTGCTGACCTTTCTGATGTGGGTGCTGTTGGTACAAACGGTCAGGTGTATGTCTCTAACGGTTCTGCCTTGGTTGCTACTACCTTGGACCATGACAACATCAGCGACTTTGACTCTGAGGTTAACACCTTGATTGGTGCTACTAACCTTAGCGGCTTGAACGACGTTACTATTACGTCTATTGCCTCTGGAGAGTTGTTGCAGTGGAACGGTTCTGCTTTCATCAACCAAACGTTGGCTGAGCTCGGAATCTCTGAGACTAATCACACACACGTAGCTGCAGACGTTACCGACTTCGATGCAGAGGTTGATAACCAAATCGCTGCTGCTGAGTGGAGTGACTTGTCAAACGTGGCTGCTTCTGGAGCAACTACTAACCAGCAGGCTAAGTACAACGGTACTAACTGGGTGAACTTTACTTCTCAGTTCGACGAAAGTCAAGCCGATGTTACTATTGCTTCTGATGGTGCAACCACTATCTTGGTAATGGCTCAGTCTGGTACTACTGCGTTCCACGTAGACTACGCTATCTCTGACTCTACTAACATGCGTACTGGTACGTTGATGTGCATTACCGATGGTACTACTATCGAGTTGACTGACATTGCTACTAGCATGATTGGTTCTGAAGCTAGCGAGCCTGAGTTCGCTGCTGCTATTGATGGCGCTAACATTGACATCAACGTCACTGATGGTGCTGGATACCAGACAACTATCTTGGTCCGCAACATTGCATAATTGAATAATTGAATTACTATGGGTAAGTTTAATACACGTCAAGGTCTCTCGTCACTCGCTAACTCCGACATCTTCGGACAGTTTAGCGTGCAGGGAGGCGGTGCGTCTATTCCTTTCTTGGTCGACGGTGCTACTAACCGTATTCTGACCCTTTCCGATACTAATAGTGGAAGCGTCTTCTTGATAAAGGACGCCGATGGTAATGAGATTATTAACGCGTTACATAACGGTATCACAGTGGGGGGCAACTACACGTTGCCTCTCACTGATGGTACGGCTAACTACGTCTTGAAGACTGACGGTTCAGGTGTTGTATCTTGGGGTGACCCATTTACAGGACTTAACGTGAGCTCTTTGGCAGACGTGGATGTTAGTCCTTTTAGCACCAACCCTGTACACGGAGCTATTCTTCGTTACAACATAGGTGCTTCCAACGAGTGGGTGGCTGATGGCCCCTTCTCTGGATTTTCTGCAACGAGGCAAACAGGCACAGTCGTTAAAGGAACCCCCGTCAAGCGTACGGGCTCTTCTGACTTTGGCTCAGGTTTGTACGAGGTGGGTGTCGGTTCTACTGACAACAACTCTCGTTGCATCGGTCTCGCATTTGAGGCCCCAGTAGATACAAAACTTATTGTACTTACTGACGGAATTATTGGTGACCTAGATACGTCTGCATTTTCTACGGACGACGTTCTCTACGTATCTAACACCGCAGGCGGGCTGACTAATACTGCTCCTACTTCAGGAACTTTCCAGCAGAGGGTCGCTCGCGTAATTGCATCTGATGCTACTAACGGTATCATTCAGGTCACAGTTGACCCTGCGTTCGATGAGAACAGCTACCTTACTTCTGTAGACGGACAGTCTGTAGGCGACCTATCTAACGTAAACACGTCAGGCGCTGCTGCAGGTAACGTGCTTCGCTACGACGGAAGTGACTGGGTAGACTCGGGCTTTACTATTCCTACTAACGCTTTTGCTCCTACTGCAGGTGCAGCAGAAGTCTTGAAGGTAGACTCTCTTAACGTTACTTCGTTTGGCACAATCGACATTGGCGACCTAGCTGATGTTGATGTAGCTACGGCTGCTCCTACTAATGACCAAGTACTTGCTTGGGATGGTAGTAACTTTGTACCTGCAGACGCAGGAGGTAGTGGTAACGTTGTTCTGCAAATCAACAACTCAAGCGGCACTAACTTTACCAAAGGCCAAGCGGTCTACATTACAGGCTCTACTGTACAAGGCATTGCTGAAGTTGACTTGGCAGACCAAGACATTGTAGGAGGCGTTTCAGATACTCCTTCTATCGGGGTTTGCATGGCTGATATTAACACAGGGACTAAAGGTGACATCCTTATCTCTGGTTTGTTAGAAGACGTTGATACTAGCAGTCACACTGCTGGGGATATCTTGTACATAAGCAGCACTCCAGGTGACCTTACTAGTACTCGCTCTTCAAGCCCGGGGGATACTATCCAACCTGTTGCACACGTCATTCACTCTGACGGTAGCGCTGGTAAGATTCTTGTTTTGGCTGGACGTCCTTTGGATGTACCCAACAAGATTACTACTAACATAACTATGGAGTCTCGCCTTACCTTTATAGAGGACACGGCGGATAGCCCTACGATTTACGGACAGGGTAGCCAGACTACTGGAGATGGTTGGTCTTTCATTGAAGGACTCCGTACTACCCCCTTGCTCGGTAACGGCGCAGAGATATTTAAGATAAATGCTACTGGGTTTGATGATACTAGTGGTGGAGGTACAAGCCTTACAGACTATGGTAACATTAGCTTTGTTGCAAAGGATACAGCTGCTGGTGCAGTAGACGGGCAGATTGACTTTAATGTCAATGGAGCTAGTACAATGGTTACCCCACTAAGCGTGTCTGAGGATGCGGTTGTCATTGAAGCTGACTCTATTACCCTAGACTCTGCAAGCTTGTTGTTCAGAGGAGGGGCTACTTTTGGAGGAGCTCTTAAGATGTACGAGTCTGCTGTTCTTGGCGGAACTAACTACATGGCGCTTCAAGCTCCCCTGTCTGTTACGAATGACACAACTCTGACCCTTCCAGACGGTGACGGTACTAACACACAGGTCTTGAAGACTAATGGTTCTGGGCAACTTGCTTGGACAAGCGTGCTTCAGCAGGAGAACCCTCTTGTACAAGGGACCTTGACTATTCAAAAGCTAAGCCTTACACCTGCATGTATTGTTCTTTATGATGAAGACGATTCAAACTATATCAAGGTTGAAGCCGCTAGTACTATTGCCAGTGACTGGACTCTTAAACTTCCTGCTGCAGACGGTACTAACGGGCAAGCCCTTGTTACCGACGGCTCTGGGCAACTGTCTTTTGCCACTGCGGGTGGTGGAGGCTCACAGCTTACCTACCAATATGCAGGCTCACACCAGCTGACTACGTCTACTGATACCTCTTACCGCTGGCCTACCAACACCTCGTTTGCAGGGTACGGTAGCTGGAACAAGCAGACATCTACTGCTCCTACAGCTATGAACATGGACGTACAGTTTCTAAAAGCTGGTCACGTTATTACAGAAGCAGGCACAGTAGACATTAAAGTTTCTATGTCAAACGCTATTTCTACCTCTACTACAGGTACAACTTCTGCATCAGAATATAATAGTGATGCATTTAATTGCTATCTTTACAGATACACGGGAACAGGTACAGGCGTTTTGCTAGGAGCACTTGCAGATACTTTTAGCTCTAGTAGCGCTACTCCTAAGTTTGGAGACTTTGAAGCTCTAGGTGTATCAGTATCACAAAACGATGTCCTTGTTTTGATTTCTCGTTGCACAACCCAAGCCTCTACTACTAGGTACTGGCACCAAAATTACACCATTAACGTTCAGTACTAATGGAAAATAAAGACGTACAAATGCAAGTAGACATTGCTGTCTTGTCTGACCAAACTAAAAGGGTCGGCAAGCAGCTGTTGTCTATTGAAGAAAAGCTTGACGAGTTCAGCGAACGCATTGCTAAAATCGAAACAACAATGAGCCACACCGTTAAAAGTAATGACCGGTGGATGGGATGGGCGGCTGCTATTGCAATGCTAGTCATTGAATTAGCTTCTCGATTTATCACGCTCTGAGTTGCACGGCGGACAGAAAAGCACTATATTTACTAGATATGAAATTTTACTCAAGCTGGAGCAATACACAGAAGCAGTCCGACAAGTACCAAGTTAAGGTACGTGTGGGGCGTGTTACTGTGTTTGATTTCTATACCGACCGCAGTGACCGTAGATGGGCACTGACACTATTTAACTTTACTCTTAAGTCATGAGCGAAACAAAGAACCGTAAGAAGTTTGGCGATACCAAGGTCGGGCAGTGGCTTAAGTCTCGTGCACCGGAGATTCTCGATATTGCGGGAGACGTGGTGCCTGTTGGAGGGAATGTACTGGACGCAGTAGCGAATGCCATTCGTGGCAAGGAAGATATGTCCCCTAGTGATAAACTGGAATTTGAGAAGCTGTATTTACAGGAACGGATGGCAATGGAGGAAGGGGTGACGCGTCGTTGGGAGGCTGACACTAAAACATCATATTGGTTGCCGAACAACATACGTCCCCTTACTGCAGCTGCCTTGGTCATGGCCATTGTAGGCTTTGCTGGATTAGACGCCGCCACTGTCGGCTTCGAGATGCCAGAGAAATGGACTGACCTCCTTACATCAGTCTCTATGATTGTTCTTACCGCCTACTTCGGGGGACGTTCAGTAGAGAAAATTAGGAAAGCAAACTAATGGCTAGCTTGAATCAAATCGTTTACAACCTTGCAGACAAGGCTGGAGACGCAACAAACCCTGTACTCATTGAACGATTGAAGTTCATGGTCGAGTATTACAGGGCTTTGTTTATTAGGCGTGATTCGGAAAGGAACTTTAACGTACCTGATAAGAACACGCAGAACTTAGAATACGAGATGGAATGGGTGTCAGCTGTTGAGGCTTGCGGTATTGCGCTACCTTGCCAGATGCTACGCACCAAGAAGGTTGTACCAGCACCGATAAATGCTAAGGGTGCCAGCGGCTTTCTTTATGTAGGGACGCCTGACGGTCAGGAATCTTTTCAGTATGTGGTAGAGGGTCAAGTACCTTATGCTCTTACAGGTAAGTTTACTGGACGTCAGCCTAAGTACTTTTACAAGAACGGACACTTGTACCTTGCGAACTCTAGCACTATGTGCATTGAGGTCAAGATGGTAGCAGAGGCGCCCGTGACTGGAGGTGTTGCAGGTGGCGGAGGCGTTACATGCTTAGGGCCTGATGACGATTACCCCATTACAATGGACATGGTACAGCGCGTAACTGAAGCTATCTTCAAGAACGAGCTTGCCCAATACAGACCAACTACGAATGAGCAAATTGAAATCAAGTGAGGAAAGGTTCGGAGCTAAGGACATGTATCGTGCTTACAAAAAAGCCAACAAAGATACAGACGTTACTTACGCTTATTACCGTTCAATACTAGAAAGCTTTAATGCTCGGTTGTCTGAAGAGTTGCTAGACGGCGCTACCTTTAATATGGGTCAGCGCCTCGGTACGTTAAGGATTAAAAAGATTCAGCGTTCGCCTAACGCACGCACCATCGATTGGAATGAGACCAAGAAGATGTGGGCAGAGTCAGGCAAGCGCGAAGGTTTTGTTTACTGGACTGATAAGACATACTACCGGTGGGCGTGGGATAAGTGTAAGGCTCTTGTGAAAAACAAGTCAGCTTATCGCTTCGACCCAACTGGCGGTAAAAAAGGACTCAAAAAGAAATTGGTAGAACGACTCCGCAAAGATTCATTCGCCGCACTGAACTACTCTGAATAATGGCTAACTACAAATTTATCTCCTCAAAAGAAGTAATTGGTAAGGTCTTCCGTGACCTCAAGCCTACGGATACGAGTTGGACAATGGATGCGGTGGAATGGATTGGAGAAGCACTTGACTTCATTGGCTATCACGGTGCCTTTGAAAAGAAAGCTGGCACTGTCAGCGTCAAGGACTTCCGGGCGGAGTTCCCCTGTGACTTGTACGCATTGCGTGCAGTCGAATATCAAGGACGTGCGTTGGTGCACGGGACTAGCAGCGCGGGCTATGACACAGACCGCACTACTCTTGCTACTCCTAACCACGCCTCCTCAGTTACTACAAGCGCTGTGTACGTTACTAATCCTAACGAGGATGCTGCTCAGCCTAGCCCTAGCTTCGGTACTACTACCAACCGCAGCGCAGGCGTCGACTACTACCTTGTGAATGCAGGATACATTGTCACATCCTTTGAAGAAGGTGACATCAAGCTGCACTACACTGCTTACCCTACCGATGCTGATGGTTTCCCTATGGTTCCAGATAACATCTATGTCAAGCAGGCTCTTGAGTGGTACATCATTCGCCAGATGATGATGGGTGGCTACTTGCACCCGGTGTTCAACTGGCAGGTTGCAGACCAGAAGTGGGGACACTACTGCGTTGCGGCTGGAAACGATATGATGTTCCCTAGCATTGACAAGATGGAATCAATGAAGAACATGTTTACGCGTCTTGTTCCTAACATGAACGCGCACGCAGACTTCTTCGATGGAATGGAAAACCAACAACGTCTCGGAAGATGAAGCTACTGAAAGGACTAAACACTGACGTCGCTCACGTAGACCAGCCCGGTTCTACATACAGACGTTCTCGCAATATGATTCTTGACGACTTGGCTGGTGCCTTGTCTGTTGAGAAGGGTACTGCTCCTATCTCTTACTTTGATAACAACATTGGTGGCCAGCGTAGCTCATTTGAGAACATGGCTATTGTTGGACAGTTCAAGGTTCCTGGGGACCGTATCTTGTTTGCTATTAAGAACCGTGATGCTACGAGCACTCTCGCTAATGACGAGCGTATTGTAGAAGTTGCTGAGGCTACTACAGGTGATGATACATTGATTACTGTTGCAGCTGGACCTCACGGCACGTTTTACTTTGACTTTGAGAATCCTACACAGGGGGTAGGGTATGTCAACGCAGCCAACGAGCTTATCCTTACATGGACTAACGGGACAGACTCTCCTTACTGGATTAACGCAACGACGTACCAGAACTCTGAGGCACCTAACCTCGTATTCCCAGAGGCCACATTCCCTATGGCTCGTCCTCTAACTGGCTCTGCAACAGACCGTAGCGGCGAGATTCTTGGAGGTAACTGGAGCTTTATGATTGCCTATGAGGTAGTGGACGGCACGGATAACTTGACTCAGTACGGGCCAAGCATGGGTGCTTTCCGCATTGGTAACACTAGTACTGTTGAGGATAAGACTTACAAGACTTCTATTGGTATGAAGTTCTACAACATGGACCAGCGTTACAACTACGCACGTGTCTATGGTGTTCGTTCTTTTAACGGTACAGAGACTGTCTACTACGTGGACCGTCTACGCATTAGCGGACCTACTAAGGAGTTTCGTTACATTGGCCAGAACCAGAGCGTGACAAACGTACCCGCTACTGACGCCTTGTTTATTCCCCGTGCTAACTACACTACTGCAGAAACTCTTACCGTAAGTGATGACCGTCTGTTCCTTGCGAACTTGACTGGTACAGCAATGACTGAGGCTGAAGGCCGTACTATTGCTAACCAAGTTACAATGCACTGGACTGTCGACCTTAGCGGTGCTACTGCTGAAAGCTACGATGCTGCTGTAATTGGTAGTACTACTGCCCGTACTAAAGACATTACTAGCGAATACCTTGTCGAAGCTATCCAGTCTAGGTCTAACGCTACTCTTAACGATTCTTTTAGGCAGTGTGACCAACGTACCCCTAGTGGGCTTGGGCGTAATGACTCTCACGGATTGCTTGGAGGTTTTATGCCAGACGAGGTGTACTCTTTCTACATCTCTTTCTTGTTGAAGGATGGCCAGTGGTCACAAGGTTTCCACATTCCTGGAGGCGGTAACGCTGGTACATTCCAAGCGTCGCAGTCTGGGTTGGCTATCCAAGCACAGCTTGATTCTAACATTGCAACAAGCGGTACTTACAACCTCAAGCTTGGAGGTCGTACTGGCTGGGTCTCTAATGATAACGAGCTCTACGACTCTAGCTACACCGAAGGTATCACTGGTACCCTTGCTAACGGAAAGGTACGCCACCACCGCATGCCTACTGTTGACCAGATGTTCCGCTCTACTCAAACTTCTTTGGGCGGAGACGACTCTGTCAACGCTGGTGTTGAGAATGGCACGTACCCTGGCGAGTGGGCTAACCACCACCTAGGCGTGTTTGCTAGTAACGTTATCATCAGTGACGACGTTGCTGCTAAGGTACAAGGCTTCAAAATCTTTTATGCAAAAGCAAACATCAATGACCGCCGTGTTAAGGGATACGTACCTACGTGGTCTTGGCACCGCTATGCTAACCTAGATTCTGGGGACAGCTTGTTCGGCACTAAGAATGAGGCAGTTAACGCCCTTCGTGTCTACGACCCCTACATCCTGCAGCAGACTCCTGCTGACGTAGATGACTGGTCTATGACTGAGGTGTACAAGAACATGAGCTTTGTCTCTAGCCCTCTTACTATCAGCATGCAGACTGGCACTGTTAATGACTTTGCATTCTTGCCTGCTAACACCAACAACGGTACGTTTAACAACGAGCTGCGTGAGAACGTACTTGCTCTTAAGCTAGATGCTTCTGCTACTGCAGCTACTGGCTGGCTTGCTCAATGGCCTGGTTACGTGCCCGGTACTTCTATTGGTATCAACGGTGGAGGCAACACTGCATGGCACTCGTCTGTGCCGTACGACCACGTACCTAGCGACTACCCAATGCGTACTGCTAGTGAGAACGGCTTTGGTGATAACTTCGCTTCTAAGTTTGGTGGTGTACACGGGACTGTAGATGATATGCCTGACAAGACTAGCTCTCTGTACCCTGTTACTTTCACAGGTACTGCATACCTCAACGCAGAGACTGGTGCAGCTGCTGGCATTACTAGGTTCCCATACCGTGGGCCTGGTAACATGGGCTCTTACAGTGCACTGACTTGCGAGTACGATGACTACTACCAAGGACTGTCTACACAAACGTTGGTCGGAACTAACGACCTCGTAGCAACTCCTGCCGCTGGTACGTTTAGGTCTAACCAAGCTGTGCACGGTGGTGACACTTTCATTACTCCCGTCGTAGTTGAGTTCATGGCCCACGATACAGGTCTTGACCCTAACCAAGAGCCCGTCAACCTGACTGACGACTTCGAGATGATGAGTAAGATTACTTACTTTACGTACAGCCACCTGTTGTTGGAGAACAACGACATGGCTTCTACGGAGACTCTTGACTTCTTCAGTGAGTTCAAGACGTCTGTGGGTTCTGATACCGGTGTCTTGTTGTTTGAAGGTCAGTTCCTTAACGACCGTGTATTCGGCGACCACTTCTACAAGACTGATGACAGCAAGGCTCCTCTTGCATTTAATGAGTCTGCTCTTGTTGTGTCGTCTTTCCCGAATCGTATCATACGAAGCGCTAAGCAGAACTACGAGACTACGCAATACGCGTGGGGTGCTTTTGCTGTAGCTGACTACTATGACAATGCGTTGGGTAAGGAAGAGATTAGGAACCTTGAGGATTACAAAGGAGAGCTAATCATCCACCACCAGAACGCAATCTTTAAGACCCGCTCCAAGTTTACATTTGATGCAGGAGGTACTGACGTCTTTGTTGGTACTGGTGATATCTTCCAGGCTCCCCCTGTTGAACTGTTCCCTGACGCTGCTGGCTACGCCGGTATCGCTCACTGGGCTGACAGTTTGCAGTGTCGTATGGGATACGTATGGGTAGACCGTGAAGGTAGGCGCGTGTACAAACTTGACTCTGGCTTGGAAGAACTGTCTGCCAATGGTATGAGGGATTACTTCCGTGATGACTTCTGTCAGATTGCTGGGTCAGACGACCGCGTTACTGACTGGAATGGTGGGGGTGGATATGCTATTGGGTACGACCCACAGTTTGACCGTCTCCTCTTCACCGGCATTAAGTTCGGTGGTGATTCTACTACACGTACTATCGATGGTGAGACTATCAGCTACAGTGCACGTAACGGAGCTTGGGCATCTATGCACGACCACCGTCCTCAGATGTACTTCCAGTCTTACAGCAACTTGTACTTCTTGAATGAGTACAACATGCGCACTATCACAGTAGCTGGAGGTAACCAGACTATGATGTACAAGTTGAACAACGCTAACCAAGGCGTGTGTGCTCCCTACCTGATTGCAGGTCAGATGCCTGTTGCTGATGCTAATGCAAACTTGTACTACGACGCTTCTCCCCTCCCTACTCTTAAGTCTTCTGTAGACGTAGTGTTTAACATGGGAGGTGCTAAGCCTAAAGTGTGGCAGAACTTTAACTGGATTACCCGTAGCGGTGACGGTGAGGGTGAGCTACTCTCTGGTAAGTTTGACAGCTTCCGTGTTTACAATGACTACCAGATTAGCGCAGCAGGCGATGAGTCTGACATCCGCAAGGTAGACAACCGTTGGAACTTCAACGAGTTCCGTGATGTAGCTACCGGTTCAGGCAGCTTCTTTGCAGCTGATGGCTTTAGCTTTGATGCTAGCCGTATTAGCGGTACGAAGAAGTGGTATGAGCAGGGACGCTTTATCTCTGAGTACGCAATTATCCGCCTAGAAACTTTGAATACAGAGGGCGATTCACTATATTTGACAGATGTGTCGGCCACTGCTAGGCTTGCGCAAAGGTAACTTCATATACTTTTAGACTATGGGCTCACGTAAGAGACTTAAGAAATACAACTTTGGTGGGTTAACGCCCATGCAGTCTGGAGCAGCCCAATTGGGTGCTGCTGCTGGTACGTTCTTGTCTACGGAAGACCAAGCTGACGGTAACTACTCGCACGCAGGTGCGTTTGGTTCAGGCGCCTTGAAGGGTGCAAGTATGGGAGCGGCTTTGGGTCCTTGGGGTATTGCTGCAGGCGCTGCTATTGGTGGCGTTGCTGGGCTAGTTAACCGTGACAAGGTGCAGGCTGAGATGGACGCAACTGCTGAGGCAGAGCGTAAGATGGAAGAGCGTCGTGAGCGTGAGCTCGAGCTTGTTAAGCAACAGGCTAACGATGCAGTCCTTGCCCAGTTCCCTGTCAAAGGCGTGTCTACTCCTCGCTATGCTATGGGTGGAGATACTGACCCTACTAAGAAGCAGAAGCATTCTATCTTTGACTTGCCACTTAACGCTAAGCGTCTTGGCATGCACGACGATATCTTGCCCGGCTTGACTAAGCTTAACGAGGACGAGCTCCAGGTTATGATTGGTAAGGCTATTGAGATGGACACTATGTTCAAGGGTAAGTCTAATAAGGAGAAGCTGGCGGCATTCAAGAACATGGACATGTCTTGGGTTAAGCCGTTGAGAGAGAAGACTGGGCTAAGTAAGAATCAAATCATTGACGCAGCTGGCGACAGCGGTGCACTCAAGCAGTGGGCTGTTGGTCCTGTAAAGCTGGCGTCTAAGTTTATGGACTTTAAGTACGGTGGGCCCACGGGACCAGAAGCTACGGCTAACCCTAATCTTGCCCCCAAGACTACCTCTGAGCAGCTCTACGGTTTTGAAGACGGACCTGTGTCTATGCGCCCCGATATGTTGTTTAATGCAGTAGCGGGTGCCAAGGGAGCACAGGCTGTGTACAACGCAGGCAAGTTAGGATTGGGCCAGATGCTCAAGAAAGGAATGTCTGTACAAGAGATGCGTCGTAGGGCTATGGGCCAAGTGCTCGGCAAAGAGGCTGGTATGCAAGCTGCAGAGTCTTCTATCTTTGCAATGGGCGGGTCTACTATCCCTCAGTACAGAGCAGAAGGTGGTGAGATGATTCAGCACCAAGCTAACGATGTCCCTAAGACTGATAACAACGGCGGGTTGAACCGCATGACTTCTACGGAAGCAGAGATTACAGGAGATAAGCACAGCGCCAAGTCAGGTGGTGTGGGTATGTCCGACGACAAGGGCGCTCGTATTTACAGCGACCAACTGACTGTAGACAAAGACCTTGTCGCTAAACTAATGAAACTCTAATGGGTAAGAAGCAAACATACGCATCCGTAATGAAACAGCTTTCTAGTAAGAAGGCTAAGTTCGAAGAGGGGTTGGCTGAAGCAGAACGCATCGGCAGCCCTTCTGGTGTTAAGGACTACGAGCGCAGACTTGCTAAGCTTTCTGCAGGCATGGACGAATTGTTCCAAGCACAGGAAGGTAGTAAGATGGGTTACGGTGGTAAGACTAAGATGTATGCTGAAGGTGGTACTACTGCATTCGGTGGTTGGTCTGTAAAGACTGTACCTAACGATGGCTCTCATCCACAGGCGTTTGTAAACGACCAAGGCGAGTATGTATTGCTTAGCCACCCAGATGGTCGTGTTGCTCCTATGACTCCAGAGATGAGCCAACAGCTTAACGGTGGTAACCCTAAGCACTTGTTCTTCAAACTAACTCAAGGAGACTACGACGAGTACTTCGCTGGTAACAACTGGAACAACACTGAGTCGGTAAACTACGATGACCCTGAGACTCAGGCGCGTCTTGCCGAGAACCCTAACGTTCCTGTAGGACACGAGCTGTCTTACCCTGAGTCAGAGATGCCTGCGGATTTGCAAGCGGAGATGGGCTACACTGGACCTAGCGGTTTGGACATGCTTACTAACCCTGACTTTATGCCAGCAGGCCCTAACGAAATCACTACTACCCCGGCAGGTCCTATGGGTGCGCGTGAGCAGGCACAGTTTGGTGGTAAGATTTTCCAAGACGACGCTACGTTTAATAACGTAAACATGATTCCTGCTGCAGAAGCAGGTGCTCCTGTTGGTTCTACTCCTGCTCCCGGTACTGCTGCGGCATTGCCCGGACTCGGAGCTCCTGGACGTATGGAACCAATGCAGACACTTGGCGTACAAGCACAAGGGCCGCAAGGCGCTGGTATCCCAGCTAAGCTGAGGCAGCCTTCTGCCACTAACGTAGGTACTGGTATGGACGCAGCTCCTGGCTTGCGTAGTAAAGTGGAGGATGCAGGCATGAGCGCATTGGGCGCACTGCAGCCTAACGGTGGTGGTATGAGTGCAAGTACTAAGCAAGGGCTTGGTATGGCGATGGGTGCTGCAGCGCAGTTCCTTCCAGACATCTCTGCTATGCGTGCAATGAACCGCATTGAGGGACCAGTCGATACTCCTTTCCAACGCTTGCAGTTGATGAACACTGACGTGCAGACAGGCAGAGCTTTGAACCAAGTAGACCTTGCGTCTTCTCGTGCACAAGAAGCTAACTCACGTAACGTGTCTAACCCTGCAGTTGCAGCGGCTATGGCTCGGGCTAATCAGCGTATTGCCGCTGGACAGAAGGCGAACATTTTGGGTGGAGAAGCTGAGACGGAGTTGAACCTCCGTAACCAGAACTTGATGTTGGCTAACCAAAACATGAATACTAACAAGGGAATCGACGCAGGCAACAAGCAGGCAACGATTAACTTTGAGAACGATAAGATTGCAGCTCAGAACCGTATGCGTCAGCAGATGGGTATGAAGCTTGGCCAAGTAGCAGGAGACTTTCAAAACATGCATAGCGATAAGCTTCGTTTTGATATGCTCTCTAAGATGTACGACCCAGCATTGTTGAACCGTAACGACATTGATTGGAATTCTCTCTTCGGTACAAAAAAGAAGTAATGAGTATCTTTGACCAGTTTAACGCTAACCCGTACATCCGTACGTATGCAGGCGCTCCTATTAACGAGGCTATGTCAGTGGCCGGTGCACTCACACAGCGTGCCGAGACCAACATTGCTAACATGGATAAGATGCAGCTTATGGCTGATGCTATCCCTACACTTGGACAAGCTGACGCAGCTTACAAGCAAAAGTACTTGACGGACTTGAACCGTCAGATTGAAGAGATTAGCGCTGCTCCTGAGCACGGGTCTGCAAAGATTCGTCGCCTAGCTAGCAAGACTGCAATGGACCCTGCGTTCAAGACTATGCAGGCAGCTGCTGCAGCTAGCGGTAAGTGGCAAGAAGAGTATGGCAAAGACCCCAGCAAGTACGGTGACGTAGCTGCGTGGGAGTTCCAACAAGCACAACAAGCTTATGAGCAAGCTGGTGGAGCTGCAGGCGGTGCTACATTCCGCGCCCCTGCTCTCTTCGAGCAGAT